AGATACAGTTTCTATTAAACTAATATCTGCATTTTGTAATTGATCTTTTAAATCATCATCTAAGGAATCTAAAAGTTTTTCTCTTCTAGTGTTTTCCATGTTTTTTAATCTTTCATAATCAGGCATTAAAGACTCTAGCTCAGTTTTATATTTATTGGCTAGTTCCTTATGCTCATTATTTTTGATCATTTTTTCTTCTTTATCTTTTTCTATCTGAGCTTTTAGATCAGCATACTTAGATTCGATTTCCTGCGCCCTGTTTCTATACTTCTTGCTTTCTGCAATTAAATTACCAACTTCAGGGTTAGTTGGTTCTTGGTTCTGGCTATCAGTTGCCACCTCTTGTACATTATCTTGTACTGCTTCTGTTGTAGTTTCAGACATACTGCCTTCCTCTTTAGTTAATTAAATTTATAGTAATGTTGGTTTTTTTAAAATACCCATTACACATTTAAATCAATTATAATATCTTTTTTACTAAACTTTACTATCCTGTCATCTATAATCTTTTCAAAATATTCTTTAACAAAAGTTTCATTTTTATTATTTAAACCATATACATTTCTACCATTTTTGGCATTACCTTCAAACTTTAATCCATCCCTATAATTTAATTCTACACTATTAGAAGTTGCTCTTTGCGCCTTTAATGAATTAAGCATTACCCCTGTAAGTCTTAGATTAGGAGGTGATACTTGTCTGCTTTTAGAAATACCTTTTTTTGTTTTTATGCCCTTTACTTTCTTAAGAGCATAATCAATAGTGTATCTTGGAAAGTCTTTTACTGTACCATCACCATCCTGACTTATACCCTTGTTAGTATCTTCAAGTATTCTAGTAACTAGCTTACCACCTAATATTAACCAATCTTTTGCTTTTTGTTTTACTATATCATCTGCTTTCATTACTTTACTTCCCAACTATGACGGCAGTTGAAACCACCTCTAAAACCAAACTGTGTATCTGAATCTAATACTTGTTTTTCAGTATATCCATTTGGAGGCTCATTTTCTTTTGTAAATCTACAGCTATCCCTAGTCTTAGAATCTAACGGTCCAAAATATGTCCATCTTACATTAAGACCTTCAAATACTTTATACCTTGCTGTATCATCAAATGTCTTAATACTTGTATAAGTAGCTGTATTTAATTGGTAGTCTGCTAGTGGTATTCCTTCAAGTGCTGATATAGTGTCATTTATAGAAACCCCTGCATATAAGTTTTGAAATATTGAGGTAGTTAATCTATTAGAATAAGCCCTTGCACTTCCTAAAAGTTCTGCTGTATTTAAGTCCTTTAATGTTTCCAAGCCTTGTAACCCAGCACCACCTAAAGGAGTTACACCTCTTTTAGTTGCTTCTGCTACAGCTTGAGCAAGTAACTTTTCATAATCTTTATCCAATCCATCTAAGGCATCACCATAACCTTGATTAATTATTTCATTAAATAGATTTAACTGACTTACTGCTATGATAAGCTGAGAATCAGACATTGCACCTAAACTTCTTACAACTGTTCTTAGCCTACCTTGAAACTTTCTTTCTAGTTTCTCTATGTCTTTTACAAATCTATTGACTGCTGGTTGGACTTGTGCCATTTAGTATTCTTTGAAAAGCTGCTATTGTTTGATTTTGTTCCATGATTCCTGATAGCTTCATTTCAAGTTCTTCATCACTCATATCAGGATTGTAGTATAATAGTAAATCTTTTTGGCTAATTATATTATTATCTAACTTCCATGAAAGCATTTCACGCTCTTCTTTTGGTGACATTGGGAAGGTTACTTCACCAAAGTCTACAGAATATTCTTCAGGTAAGTTTAATACATTATGCACTTCTAGTATTCTTCTATCTATTTCATATCTCTGATGTTCAAATTCCCTAAATACTGGTACATCACTTTTTCTAGTTTCAAGGTTTTCAATCTCCATAATTCTTAATGCTTCACCAGAAGGTGCATTACCACCTGATTCACCCCACCTAATTCTTAGCTGATTGTTTTCAGCAACCTGATTAGCCATAGACTTTACTGCTTCTATCATTTCTACAAGGCTACCACTTGGGCTTACATAATTGAAAGATGCCCCTTCAGGAAGTATATAAGCATTGTCGATACCAGCAGTAAGTTTGCTTTGCCCTTCCTCAAGTCCTGTAAATACTGGCTGACCTAATCTGAACCTTACTGACAAAGCTATTTCAGTCATAGCTATGGCAATATGAAGCCCAACCCTTGTAACATCGTAGGATGCTCTATTAAACATTACCCTTGAGATAGGTACAATACCGTAAGGGTTTACCATGTCTAAGTTATCTTTTACAGGATACCTATTACCTTTTTCATCATATTCAAAGTGCATACCTTCTACACCATCCCTATCTTCAGACCAGAATACAAATCTTTTCTTAGTTACATCCATGCTTTCTATTTCATAGCTATAAGCAAATGGTTCTGTATCCCCATGAACATAATACTCTTGTACATTAGGTAATACTTCATATTCTAACCTACCCCTTCTTTCATTGTACATTGACTTCATATAACAACAGCCTAACAGCCATGCAAGTTCAGACACTTCCCTTACTTTAGAATTTAATCTATAAGCCAGTTTATTATAGTCATCATTTACTTCACCATTAATAAACCTTTGTGCTGAATCTCTATATATCATCATCCTAGCTTTGCTAAATCTTGGTACACAAGACCCAATAAAAGGAGGTACTTGACTTAATGATTCACTAGCAAACCACGGTTCAATATGCTTATCAAGATTATTATTATAATAAAAGTCTAGTGACTCCATCATATTGTAATCCTGTTGGGCAAGATAATTTTCTCCTGCATCCATTACACTTTTTAAGACAGCCTGTTCTGATAAATCAGGAATCAGAATTTTATTTACACTCTTACCAAAATTGAACATATCAACCTCTTACCATTTTTTAGTTGTTCCTATCATTCTTCTAATAGGAAACTTGTATTCTATTCCATACGAACACGCATCAAGTGCATGAGTTAGTTCCATGTTATCTTTAGCTAGTCCGCCTTTTTTGTCCCTTTGGCATTGCTCTAAATCTTTTACAAGGTGTTTACATTTAGGGTCAACAGTCATACCTATCCTCCCTTCTGCATCCTTTAATTTTCTATTCAAACTATTTAGCCTGTCTATATGGCTAGGGTGTCTATTTTTTACCCTGATAATAAAACCATGATCACGCAGAATCTGGTGATCACTTCTTCTGCTAGTTGTAGACCTATTCTTTCCAGCAGGATCAGGATAACACTCTATATTAGGTGCTATCTTTTTCATGGCTATAGCTAATTCATCTGTATTACTATTCTTTAGCCTTACTTCTTCATAAAAATGTATAGTGCCATCAGTAAACTCAGAACACAATACAGCAGTATTATAATCAACATTATGGTCAATTCCCCACCATAGCTTATTAGATAACTGCTTTGCCTTTACACAATGTATCTGCCTGTCAAAGTTCCATGCGGCTCTATTGCCTGTTGTTTCAAATGACCCTTCAAACTCTTGCTTAAATACTATTTCATCCATAGTTCTTTTGGCAAGGTTGATTTCTTTTTCAGATACAAAGCCACCTTCTAGGGTTGTAAACTGCCATGACTTCCATTCTGGTTCTGATTGACCTTTCATATATAGATCATACATAGCATCATACCCATTAGGTGTACCAATAAATAAACACTTACCTTCTGTTGTGGCTAACATAGGCATTATAATCTCTTCCCATACATGGGGCTTTATATATGCCATTTCATCCATTACTGCTCTTGTTAATTCCACACCCCTCAAATTATTCTCATTATCAGCACCCTTAACTGATAGTTCAGCACCATTATTAAATACTACACTCATTTCAGATTCATTTAATTTAGCATCATGAAACCCTGCAAACATCTGCCTGAGTATAGGAAATACTATCATCTTTCCCTGCCGATACGTGGGCGTTATGAACCATCTTCTTTCATTAGATTCAAAAGCATCTTTCATTAAATACATTAAACTTAATACAGTCTTGCCCCATCGTCTACCACATACTAAAACTTTAAACCTAGATTCATCAGCAAGTATTTGCTTTCTAGTATTATCTAAAGTCCAGTTGATCATCCAAAGACTCTTTTAAATAATGCTCTTGGAACTTTCTTGCCTTGCTTATATAGTCTTTGCATCCTTGCAATATCTCTAGCCCTTTGTGATCTTTTAGCGCCAGTAGTGCCAGTAAGATATTTCTTAGGTACTGTCTTATAGGTCTTATCTTTGGCTACCCTTCTATTCATCTTCTTCTTCTTTCTCATGTGCCTACCTTCCTTTGTGCTATCCTATGAGATTGTGTAAATGTTCTGCCTTTTCTCATGGCAGTTACCATAGCCCTTAGATGCTTTCTTGTATGATGCTTTGAGTGTCTAGCCATTGCCATCTGTTGCCTCTTGGTTAATCCATCTACACTTACACCCTTGATCTTCATTTCTTTCTTCTTCTTTTCCTTTCTTTCCTAACTAATATAGGATCATGCTTAATTCTTTTCTGACCTTTTACTATCTTTATAAATGAATTAACCCTTGCTATACCCCAGCTACTAGGTGTCATCCCTTTCCTAGTACCACTACTTACTGCGGCTCCTAAACCTCTTTTATATACCTTCATCAAAGATGATTTAGATATTTTATGCTTTCTTGCTAATGCTCCAAGCCTTGTAGATATTGATTTTCTTTTAGCCATCATCTATTACCATTACTTGTATTGGTTCTGATTTAGTTACTCTTTCTTGCCTATCTAATGCTTTACCCTCCAACCTTTCTACAATAAACTGTATTGCCCTTAAATCACCTCTTTCTGCTAACTGAAACAACTTAGACACTACTACTTCCCTTCTTTCTTTTTCACCTTTCTTGGTAAAGCTAAATTCTTTTATTAGATCAGTATAGGCATTTCTTCTACCATTAGGGTTTCCAGATTGTCCTTTCTTCCATCTGTATTCCTTACCAACCTC